TGTTGAAAGCATGGTTCTAGTGTTAGTAGTACCGCCATCAGGGTTAAACATAAACCGTTTAGTGCTATCTACACCGCCTTGAACATTGACATAACCACTAGCACCTTTAGGGGCTAAATGAATACCAATGCTTGTATCTGTACCTGTTGCTGATATATGAACAGGATTGCCAGTTGCAGCGTTTTCTATGGTTACTTGATTAACTGCACTTGCAATAGCTGAAAACTTTAATTCAGCGTTTCCATTGGCATCGTTAATTTGTGCTATTACTGGGGTAACAATAGTAGGGCTGCCACTCAATACTACATTTGTAGTGCCTGTAGAGGTTGTTACTCCCGTACCACCATTGAGCACGGGCAAAGCAGTCCCCGAATAAGTAATGGCTAAAGTACCACTTGTAGTAATTGGGCTACCAGCAATAGAAAAAACAGAAGGTACTGTTGCTGCAACGCTAGTTACTGAACCGTTACCTTTGTTATTAAATGTAGTCCAATCCGTAGAAGTCAAATAACCACTTACAGAAGTAGTTGCCGCTGGCATAGATATAGCAGGAGTATTGCCACCACTTGAAACTACTGGACTTGTTCCTGTAACGCTAGTAACAGTACCACCGCTAGATGGGCTAGTGTTTGTGATTGTAAAGTTAGGGTAAGTACCGCTGGTTAAAATCCCAGTACCCGCTGTCAAAACTACGGTTTGGTCAGGAGCAGTATTGGTAATATTTAAAGTGCCGCTGGTAGTAATAGGGCTGCCAGTTACAGAAATACCCGTTCCAGCAGTTGCCGCCACAGAGGTAACCGTTCCTAATGGGTTTGCTGCCCAAGAAGAATTAGTGCCATCCGTTGTCAGGTATTTACCTGTATTGCCTGTTTGACTAGGAGCAAGGGCATTAAAAGCGTCTGTTGCTGTAGCCTGACCAGTACCATTGGCTACAGGGACAGTTCCTACTAAATCATGCGAATCGTTCCAGTTAGACGGCTGGACAATCGTAGGATCGCCAGCGTCAGGAATGGCACTTACAAACTTATGCTTGACTGTAATAGCCATATTATTGAACTCCGATTATTTTACCGTCTTGTCCCCGTACTACCTGTTTAGGTCTATTGTGGTTTTCGTTGATGGTATTTACCAAGTCAGTTAAGGCTAATGTCATTTGGGCATTGCCTTGTCCAATAGCGTCTGCGATAGGTTGCATAGGGTGTTGCATGGATTGTGCCATAGCTTCTTCAGATAAATAAGCTTGCTCACCACTAGATTCATCAGAGCCAATACGGGCAACTTCGATTTTCGCACCGTTGTTGATGTGAGCTAACAAGACCTGAGTATTGCGCTCTGTATTCATCTTCATCTGTGCTACTTTCATATCCATTTCGGCTTGCTGACGGTTACGCTGATCTTCTAATTGGAATTTAAGCTGGTTCTCTTGGGCCTGATACTCTTGCTTGGCTTTCTCAAGTTCCATCTGCATCTGCATCTTTTGTTGCTCAAACTGCATATCTTGTTGTGCTTGCGCTTGTGCAGCCTGCATCTTAGCCTGCTCCAATTGCATAGTCATCTGCATTTTTTGCATCTCAGGTGTAGGCGGTTTAGGCTGACCCTCATTAGCTTTGGCTTGCTGACGGAATTTATCAGCAGTTTCGTCAATGATTCCCTCAAGTCCTTTGCCTGCTTTAAATGCTGTTACGGCAAATTTAAGCATCTCCATGAGCATTGGTGTCATCTCAGGTACTTGCGTAGCCAATGGTACGGCTTGCTGGAAGAATCCACCCATAGCTTGTAAGAACTCCATACGATTTTGCTTTTCAGCCTGCTCGTCTTGGAAGATCATTGAATCGCTAGTAACCTCAACACGGAAATTCTTGGCACATTCGTCACGCAATAAGGCTAAAGCTTGTGGGATATATTGTTTATCCGTATCGCTTAGTTGCATTGCACCACTAATCTTAATGATGGTGTCATCAGTAAAATGGTTACAAATGATCTGCGCTTTGATCGATAGTATTTCTGTGGCAAAGTCTACAACTGCGTGTTGCATAGTTTTTAAACGACCAGCAGCATTGTTAGATTTAATGATCTGTGCGCCTAAAGTTTCGTTAGGGTCAGTCTGTCCACGCTGAATATCAGCGATACCCATAATCTCGTAGATTTGACCTTTAACTTGCTCCATAGCCTGATAAGCCATCTGCAAAGCTGCTGCGATTGGGGCAATATCTACAAGGTTAATAGCCCCTTGCATACCCTGTTTTTCAGCAAATGCACCCCAGTTCTTAACTGGAATAAGGGTGTTGTTCTCTCCTTCAGAAAATAGTCTTGCAAGGCTTGGTTCAGCAGCGTCATAAACTCCCCGAACTTTCAGGGCTTGAATAAATCCATCGATGCGGTCAGCCAATGTATCTAGTTGTCTTGCTTGGTCTTGGTAAAGCACAAAGTCAGGGATAGGCTCAAGCTTATCGCTAGTCAATGTGGCATATAAAGGTTTAGGGCATGGCCAAAAGTTTTCTAACTCTAGTGGGTCAGGTCTGACATCAAGGATTTCACCCATTGATTTAGATAGCCAAATGACATCACCGCTAGTCTTACACCATATCTCGTATACACAAGCTTCGGATGCGCCTTCGCCCATCTTCTCGTTGTAAGTCTTTGAATTGTCAGGCTTTGTATCTAATGGAATACGCCCACCTAATTCTTCGCCAAAGCGTTCAACAAGGGCAGGTCTACCCATATAGACTTTACGCCATACTGCGGTTACTTCTTCCCATGTACGACCAATAGTATGACCAAAGTCACGCCAGTAAACATAATCAACAGGGGCGCACTCATACTCAATACGCTCTTGATCTTCTTGATGGATGCCACCTTCGGTTTCTGCTTCATCTATATTGCTAGTAACTTCAAAACCATCTTCAGGTACATCAGCACCTTCCATCTCATCTTCTTTAGCTTTACCAACGATGTGTGGCTCATAACGAACCCAGCTAGTACCACGCCCACCAAGTAAGCGATCTTGTACCGATTGGTTCATAGCGGACTTGTAATCACCGTAATGGGTAATCTCGTAGTCCAATGCTCTTTCAAGCATCATTGACGCTACACGGGCTATTGGATCATTGTCACGAAACCTGCGGCTGACATCAGGGCGTGGAAGTCTTGCAAAGATAGCTGGGGTAATGGTTTGTACATTGCTCCATAGGATATTGAACTTAGCATTAGGGTTGTTCCTAGTGCGGCTGTCATCCCTAAATCGTTTAATGATTCTATCTGTACGGCCTTCCCACTCTTTGTAGCTACGCTCATAACTTGCTATACAAGTGTACCAATCGGTATATGTATGATCCATAGTAAATCCTTAAGTGAAATTGCCTACAGCAAATACTGTTGCGCCTGCGCCAGTAGTAATTTTCCAAGCCCCGCTTACTGATACAGCACCAATATCAATGTTATATACGCCAATTGGAGTGCTTGCAGCAACTAATGGATAAGATGTTGCACCATCTAAAAGTGATACTGTGCCTGTAAGAGAAACGCTTACGGTAATGATTAAACGCTGTAATGTATCTCCTACACCACCAGTAACGCCTAAAACTTGAGCAGTCTGTGATGCCGCTACGGTTTCGTAGAATGTGCCAAATGGTTGATTTACGCCTGACATGATTAAATCCTTTTAAAAGTTGATTTGGGGGTTTGTTTCCATAATTCGTTTAGGCTGACATCGGTTTGACCGACATGAAGTCCTTTGATGCGGTCATCTTTAAGGATAGGGCTATCCTCATCTTTCCATACGATTGATAGATAACGGAAAGCATCAGCAGAGTGACTTGTCCAATCGTGTTTGGGGCGATCCCGAAATACTTTCTTATCATCATCCCATTCCCTTTGATATTGACGTAAACATTCGATACCTTCTTCGCATCTATTATCAAACCAAGTGCGAGTTAATGCAAGCCTTGATGCTTGTATTCCATCCTGAAGTGATAGGTTTGGAACAATTTTAAGATGTTTTATGTCAATTTTTGTCGCAAATTGTTCGATTATGCTCTTGCCACCACTAGCCATAGTTTTTGCTCTAGCGTCATGGGGTAGGTAATGGTAGCCATATTTATACCCAAACTCATCTTCTTTTTGGGCAATCAATCCTGTATAGAATGGTACAGCCTGACCGTTAGATGAATGGTGATCTAGCACCCGTATTTCCCCGTACACCACCTGAAACCACCAAATAGATGTGGAATCATTAAATCCCAAATCCCAAGCAGTATGGCAAGGGAACATAGGATCGTAATCAACGGTAGTAATACGCTCCATATCCGTGATCCTACGCATCTCTTGTCCATAGTACGCTCCAATAATGGCTGCCTCAAATGAGCATAAGAACTCTTGCTCGTACTGATTATCGGACATAGACCGCTGGGCATCTAGTAATTCAGATTCAAGCAATAACCCTGACTGATCTGCCCTTAGTGTCTTGGAATACCAATCAGGATTGTTTTGAGCACTTTTATAGATGTCATAGAATACATTGTGCCCACGGGGAGTCCCTATAAAAACGGCATACCCGTTCCGATCGGCCAAAGCGGGACGAATTATTTCTCCCCATACACGGGGTTTCATATCAGCAAATTCGTCAAGGACGATACCGTCAATATAGTTTCCACGAAGCGTATCAGGAGCATCAGCCCCAAATAAGCGAATCTTAGCCCCATTGTGCAGTTGCACCCATAATTCTGATTGATTAACTTTTTCTAGTGCAGGTGCAGCAAAGCGTAAAAGGTAATCCCAAGCTACTGATTTAGCCTGTGAGTAAAGTGGGCAAAGGTAAAAGTACCTGCCATCAGGCTTACCTTCTCTGATTGCCCGTTTGATTAGGTCATTGATACTGGCTACAGTCTTTCCTGCCCTGCGGTGACAGACTAGGACTGCCCAGCGTTGTTTACGCTTATGGAAATCTTTAAATGCATCCCTGACCTTGTATTCAAACTCATGTACTACTTCACTCATCTTGCCATTTGTAGATGTGAGTTATAGGTGCGGTAGCATCACCAGCGTGTTCTGTTCTAGCTAACTTAGGCACATGGTACTCAGCTACTTGCATAAAGCAATCAAAAGCGACTTTAGGGCCAAGCTTTTCATTCATAGCGATCTCGTCAAGCCATTGTTGGAGTTTGTCTGCGTTACCATCCACGAACTTAGCGATCGCCTCTCTAGCGAGGGCTGTGGACTTATTAGGCGTACCTACAGAGCGACCCCCTGTCTTACTTCTAGTTTTATCTACTTTAGATTCCATACCTTATCCAAGTGGTTGATTAAGATAACTTAATTGTAGCTGATTTATTCGTTGTAACCAAATTCGTATGGATAGCCTTCAGAAGATAATGCACTTGCTTTAACTTTTTTAGATATAAGCTCGTAATCACCGTTCAAAGTATTTTCGCCATGATTTTTGGCATAAGTTCTACTTGTAGTAACCCAATCTCCTTGATTTAAGTCTTTTACACCTTTAGGTACTGCTCTATATATTTCTACCATGCGATCAGGATTTCCCTTGGCTCTATATGCAGCAGAAAACCATTCTGAATCAATTTTTGGATCGCCAATACCATATAAACGAATACCTTTTGAACCATAAACATCTTCAGGCATTATTGTTCCAAGATTATCTAAAGTTCCACCATATTCTTTAGCATTTGGGGCTACATGAGAACCACGATATTCATTTGGATCGGTGGCGTAATGTAGTCCACCAGTTTTAGCCATGTAATTTTCAACCATTTGCGCTGCTTTTGGTGCGCCAGCCCTTAATGCCATCGCATAAGCTGGAACTGCCATAGCACCAATACCTACAGCTTCACCTGTATTCTTACCTTGTGCATAAGCATCATAATTAGGGTCTGTAATTGGGTTTTTGGGTTGCATGGAATCTGCACCCGTAGCACCCTCAAGGAATCCAGTAGCGTAACCTGCTTGGCGTGGCTTTGTTAAGCCAATTTGCATTTGTGGATAACCTGTATAAGCTTGTTCCCCATCATTTAGACGAAGAAAATCAGCAAGCTTATCAGTCCAAGACATTTACTTAACTTCTTTATCCAAGTCTTTCAACTTGTTAGCAATCATCTTCCTACGGGCTATGCGGTCAGCTTGTTGTTTTTCAAAGGTAGTTTCTTTATGCTCACGCAACATAGCATTTTCTTTTGGGTATTTACGATCCATGTGTTTCATTCTTTTTCGCCAATGTACTTGTCATATTGAGATTCAAGCTTGGCTTTACGGCTGCCTTTAGCGTATTCACGCTCAGTATTGAGGGCAATAGCAACTGCTTGCTTTTTAGGGCGGCCAGCTTTTTCTTCGGCTTTGATGTTTTTACCGACTGATTCGGCTGATCCTGATTTATCGAGTGGCATATTAACCTTTGAATTTAAGTAGGTAGATGGTGGTATCGATCTCTTGGGCGATGTTATCGATTAGCTGAACGATCTCTGAATCCATCGGCAGATCGGCTCTAGCGTCTTTTACAAAAGATTGTAAGGATTGTAGGTATGCCAGCGGTTCTTTAGGTTGGTGATAAGTAGCAGGAAACTGGGTGATTTGACCGTATATACCAAAGTAGCACTCGGCCAACTGGTCTGTCAAATCAATAATATTGGAATAAAATTTTCCAAGGGTTTTGTGTTTTGCGTAAGATTTGGTAGCCCAATGAAAAAAATGTGTATTTGTGCCTGAATGTAGCAATGTTGCTAGAAATAAAGCCATTGATTTTTCCATAAAACGCTCCTTTTGCGTTATTTTATAACACTTTTCTTGTAATTCCTAATGCTCTTATTGCTGCTTCAACACTATCTACACGGCTAATTGCGCCACCTTTCCACTTGCCTAAAAAGTCTAATTGGTCAGGTGTAAATTTTGCTTTGGCATCTCGCTTAATTTCCATTAAGACTGTTTCATTTGCATAACCCACCAAAAGGTCAGGGCATCCATGCTTCATTGCCGCTAAAGAAACAACAGTAGCCCCTGCTTCACGCAATGCTTTGACGATTTCTTTATGGTTAGTATCAATCCTAGCGTATGTCATTGATTTTCCATTAAAATAGATTAGTATTGGCTAACTTTACCATTATAAAGGTTATATATGGCTGGATTTTATCTGACGGATGAACAGTTTATAGATGAGTGGAAAAAAATAGGTTCACCACTATCTTTTGCCAAAATCCATGCCATGTCTGAAAGAGCAGTATATAACCGCAGACGATCAATAGAAACAAGACTTCAAATATCCCTTCCCAGCTTTAAAGATCAACGAGTAAACGATTATAAAAAGACAGAACAGACTGTTGGTAATACCCGTAGGGGTATGGAATTAGAAAAAGGTCGTGTCATCGTGTTTTCAGATGCCCACTTTTGGCCTGACCAAACTACTACAGCGTTTAAAGCGTTACTTGAAATGATTAAAGAATATAAGCCTACTGCCATTGTGTGTAATGGGGATGCGCTAGACGGGGCTTCAATTAGCAGATTTCCCCGTCAAGATTGGGGGGCGTTACCTACCGTTAAAGAAGAACTTGAAGCTTGTCAGCATTTTTTAGGTGAAATTGAAAGCGTGGCTAAAGGTGCTAAATTGTTTTGGCCTTTAGGTAATCACGATGCTAGGCTTGAAATGCGGATCATAGAGAACTTACCAGCCTTTGAGGGTATGAGGGGTACAACTTTGAAAGAATACTTCCCTGCGTGGCTTCCTTGCTGGTCATTTTGGGTTAATGAAGATACTTGTATCAAGCACCGTTGGAAAGGTGGTTGGAGTGGGGGCAGGAACAATTCCGTTCAATCGGGGGTGAATATGGTAACGGGGCATACTCATGTGCTTAGTACCATACCTTTTAACGATTACAACGGTACACGCTGGGGGGTTCAAACTGGAACATTAGCCGACATTCACGGTCAGCAATTTGCTTACACAGAAGATACTCCAAAGGATTGGAATAGCGGTTTTGTGATGCTTTCCTTTGAAAGAAGCCGTCTTTTGCAACCTGAAATGATTAGGGTTTGGGGTGAAGATGAAGTTGAGTTTCGTGGCAAAATTCATTCAGTATGAAATTAACCCCATTTATTCTAGAGAATCTATACCTTTGTATGGCATCTTGTCATCCAATGCGTAATTGGGACTTGCCTGCGCCTGAACTTATCCAGTTTAAAGTGACTAGAGAATCAGATGCTATGGCTACCTACCGCTATGATGAAACGCTAGATAAGCCTCATATCATCACCATTAGCCGTTTGCGTAACGAGCACTTTGATACTATTCAACGCTCATTGGCCCACGAAATATGCCACATGAGTTTTTGGAAAACAGATTATTGGGATAAACACGGTAAAGCTTTTAAGATTCGCACCCGTCAGATAGCTAGGGAGTTTGGCTGGGATAGCCTAGAATTGTAAACTTTGAGAAACACAGGGGGCGTAACCCCCTGATTTAATTACTTTTTAGTCTTATATAAGTCTTTTAAAGTTTCTATCACGCAGTTGTACCAAAACTCATACGCTTGCTTGGTGCGGTTAGCGACTTCTTCAAACTGTTTGTACTGCTCATCAAATGTAAACATGGTTCTCTCCATAGGTTATGTTGCAATGCAACAATTATAACTTAGGAAAGCGTGAGCCGTAAATAGTCAAAATACGGCTCATTTGGCCATAAAGTAAAGCCCGATGTTGGCTGTGGCATACGATACATAGGTTATGCCCATAGGCGTATTGCCTTTAATTACTTGCTCTATGCCTATATAAAAATAGATCAGCCCTGTAACAATGATAAGCCAACTACTCAAGCTTCCATCTCCAAGAGTTTATCTTCGAGGTCGAAGCCCCAGTAGGCTCTAAATGCTTTAGCTCCAAGTCCATGAATACTGGTATGCGGATCATGTCTATGGTGAAAGGCGCAAAGCGCGACTGCTGGAGCGTTATCACGCTTTCCCCCAAAGCGTCTAATGTGATGGATTTCGACTGGGGTGTCATTGTCGATGTATCCCAAATGCCTGCATAAAACGCAGCCCTGTCGTGCCAGCTTTGCATAGTGATCCCTTTGTGCCTTACTTGCCATTAATATAATCGACTGTCAATTGCTCCAGTTTTTCCGCAGATTCCGCAATGTCTACGCTTAACTCTAGCATTTGTGTAGCGTTTGCGCCTTTTAGTGATTCGTCATACATCTTGCACAACAATCTAAGGATTAAAAATTCTTCTGTTACTTTTAATGTGGTCATTTCAATATCCTGTCGTGTGTTCTATTTGATACTTCTAAAGTTTGCCAAGTAGCGTGTCTTAATCGCGCTGCTTCAAGT